TAAAGTTAATGTTATTACCATCTGCATCTAGTGTAATATCCCCTGCAGCGTCAAGGACAACATTATTATCTGCACTTAGTGTTGCGTCATTATAAGTAGCACCACTTCCAAGAACTAGTTTAGCAGTTTCGTTTGTAGCACCATTTGTTGATGTTGTTGTATACGCCGCAAGGTTCAATGCACCACGTTGTACTTTACTACTTGATGTATGTTCAATATCGGTTGTGATATCAGCCATTACAACATCAACTGCAGTATCATCACCACCACTAGCAGTATTTTGTTGCTTATATGTAAAGTTAACCTTATGCATACCAAGTAATTCAGCAGTTAAGCCACCACCACCAACGCTTGAACTATAACCATATTGTCTTAATTCTAGTGTTGGAGATCCATTATCATTCCAGTCATAAGAACTGTTACCGATAATCATCTTTGAAACACCGGAAGAGTTGTTTACCGAGTTTAGACCATCATACCAGAAAGTACCAGTTGATGGATCACTGTTAAGAAGTGGTATTCTATATCTACCCTCAAGGTCACTTGAGTCAATATCAATGGATATGGTTTCATTAAATGACTGGTCTAATGTAAAATTACCACCGGTTTTTAAACCATGTCTTGCTGAAATAGTAATAGTAGAGTTGTTTGGGGTAACTGCGGCTGGCCACGTAATTGTTTTTGTATTGACGGCAGTAACATGGCCCGTTGCATTAGTAGTAATGCTGTCAATAACCTCCTGTTCGCCCGAGTATGATGCAGTGTCCTCAGAGGTTGTATTGGTTCTAGTGGCATTATCGTGTGTAATAGAACCAAAGGTTGAATTAAATGAAATGGGGGCGGTTGCATCTAACCAACTAGAAGTAGCAATTCTTGAAAGAGTATCTGTTTTTGTGGCTGCAGAGTCATCATGTACAGCCCAGTAATTTTCACTTTCATCCCACACCAGCTTTGCATTATTTCGATTGCCACGCTCAATTTCTATACCGCCGTCTTGTGTTGGAGCACTACTACTTCCCAAATTACTGTTGAGAACTATAATGTTGTCAGCAAGGTTAATTGTCTCTGTATTGACGGTAGTAGTTGTACCTGATACTGTTAAATTACCTTTTAGTATAGTATTTCCACCGACCCATAGGTTACCAGATATATTTGCAGAGTCTGCGGCAAATTGACTGATATCAGCTGAGTCTGCTGTAATACCTTTTGATACAGCAATTCTATTTACACTCAATTGATCTGTAATAGTAACATCATCTGGCAAACCAATTGTTGCAGATGAACCTTCACCTGGTGTATGAGATACTGTAATCTCATTGGTAGTTCCAGAAATACCAGACATGTAGTTGCCGGTAGTCTCTGTACCTAGAGTAATACCATTATTTTTAACAGATACTGCACCATTACTTACACTAAAGTTATCAGAACTAAATGAGGCCACACCCTTAACCGAGGTTGTGGCATTTACGCCAGCAATTGTTACGGTAGCCCCCTCACCTGTACCAGATGCACTAATACCAGTTGAGGCAGTTACTCCAACTGACTGTACATAGTTACCAGTAGTTTTAGTACCTAGGGCAATACCATTATCCTTAACATTTACTGTACCAGATGAAAATTCTAGTGTAGAACCGTCAATGTTACTTGCTGTAAGAATTTGAGAAGTATTAGATGAGTCATAATTAGCAACCCAATAGTTGCCATTTTCATTCCATTCAATTACCGCAGAATCGTAGGACCGTCTGCGAACTGCTATACCTGCATTTTGAGTAGGTTGACCCTGATCTGGTGTATTTTCAGAAAGTAGAACTACATATGCATCACTAGTTCTAACATTACCTTCTACAACTTGGGTTGCTGCAACAAGACTATTAACTGAAAGTGTATTAACATGCAAGTTGCTTGCAGCAGCAGAATCAATAATACCTATAAACCCACTGGTGCTTAGAGTTCCAAAGTCTGCAGAATCAACATGTAATTGACTAATATGAGCTGAGTCAATATCAGCATTAGCGGAATTAAGTTGACCAATATAAGCAGAATCAAGTGTAGCATTATCGACATCCATTGTTGCTACATTAAGCTGTGTAACATAAGCGGAATCTATAATACCATCACGTAGACGTAGCTGTCTTATGTCAGCTGAATCTACATCCAATTGACTAATATGAGCCGAATCTATATCCGCTTGAAGAACATTAAGTTGATGCATAAATGCAGAATCAACATCTACATCTTTAAAATTTAATTGTGAGAAGTACGCAGAATCACCAGCAATTTGACTTACATTTATTTGACTAAAATAAGCTGAGTCAACATTTACTTGAGATGCGCTTAACTGTACTACATACGCTGAATCAACATCTAGTTTATTTACATTAATCTGATCAGCATATGCTGAATCAATGTCAGCCTGAGAAACATTAAGTTGACCGATATAGGCAGAATCCAATACAACATTATCGGCATCCATTGTTGCTACATTAAGTTGTGTAACATAGGCCGAATCAATAATACCATCACGTAGACGCAATTGTCTTATGTCTGCGGAATCTACATCTAATTGATTTATAGCCGCGGAATCAATAGATGCATTTTCTACCCAAAGAGTTCCCCATTTATCTGTTTGACCACCCAGATCATGTTTATTATTGGGAATAATTGCTGAACCTACTTGTGCTTGAAAAACAACAGCATCAGTATTAGTATCACCAATTGTAACAAGGCTTGCATTACCAGCCTTTAGAGAAGAAACACCATCTACTATAAGATTGCCTTTTACTGATAGATCTCCGTCGATATACGCGCTGTCTGCGTGCAGGAAATGAACATCTAGTACATCTACATAGGCGGAATCTATATCAACTTGAGAAGCATTTAATTGGCCTACATAGGCAGAATCTGCTTCGAGATTTGATGTCCAAATCCGAGTATCAACATTAAGTTGACCATCAAAATGACTTACAAAATTACTATCAGAAAAATGTGCACCCGGAGTCCACAAACCGGTGTTTTGTATAGAATCAAGTTTTGCGTCTAGTTCATTAATTGATTGTACAACGTCAACTGCATCGGTAGTCAAAGAGGTGATATCACCAACTGAATCAACTAATTGATTAAATCTTTTTCTGTGCGTATTAATTGTATCACTTAATTGCACGAAAGGTATTTTTGTATTATTAGCCATTTGTACCGTTCTCTAATAGTTTTTGCAACATCAATTTTATATCACGAACATCATTTTTTATTTCATCTATTTCTTCACGCTGTTCAGCTTCTTTTTGTTTCATCAACTGACGTCTATTGTGTTTCTCTTTATTTATATTAACTATAAGCCCAGTTTTTCCGTCTCGAGCTAGATCTGGTTGATTATCAATAGGTATCAAATTTCTTTTCATTAAGAAGTTGCCACAATTCTAAGGTTTCTAAAGATAGGAGGTTGTGCTTGGTTTTTAGTGTTAAAAGTAATTTTAATCTGATACTCTTTAAATGAAGTCAAGTTAAATGATGCAAATGCATATTCACTATACTCATCATAACTTCTATTGGTAGAAATTTCTGAATAAGATTTACCCTTTACATTTTTTACATCCTTACTAAATTCAACCCAATTCTTTTCATGAATATGGTCTTCGCCACCCTGAGATGTTCTATACCAAACTGAGAAATCAGATCCTACTGGTCTGCTTGCATCAACATATACAACTAATGAATCTGATGCATATTCTAAGAAATATGGTATAGTAATATGTTTAGAAGCAGTGGTACCACCATCAGGTTCTGTCTCAGATGTCCATGGTATAGTAGTAATTAAATTTCTACCATCAGTTGATGCGGAGTCCTGATAATCTACAAAGAAGCTTGTGGCGTCAAGTGTACATGTAGCTGCATTAAAGTATGGTGCAACGTTTGGATCTTGAGTTTCCATATAGACATCAAATAATGTAGATTCATTTAAACCTCTACCGCCAGCGGAATCTCCTGTAGTTGGTTGCTCCTGAGCATTAGATGCAATAACGTATGGATTTTTCAAATGTGATAAAATATTAGGTTCTACCAAAAGCCCCTGACGTTTTACATATGGAGTTTCAGAACCTGCAAAGCTGGAAGTAGTTGTTAAACTTGCTTCGGTGTTTAGTGCAGTTCCTCGAGGTGTTGTATATTGTATGTTAAATAACATTTGAGCAATTTCATATTGCTCTGTAGCACTTAAACCCGTGCCACCAGCTCTTATGGTTTCAGTTGGGTTTGAACCTGCATCCATTTCAAATGAATACCCATATGGATCTACAGCATTAATTACTCGAGGACCTAAGATAGCAGCACCACTTACACCATTAATAGTATCAGCACTGTCAAAACTATTTACACCGTCTGAAAATAATTCTACTTTATCGCCAACTCTAAATCCGTGTCCAGGATGGTTTACCTTTAGAGTAGCATCACCTTGTGTGAAATATAAAGGATCATATGTATATCTTGCTTTATTATCAATATTTGTAAGTTCTGTTAGTTTCTTTTCTGGGGGAATATTGGTATTAATTCTTGCTCTAAATTGTTTACCAGTTTCAAATTGAGCTTTATATATCTTAAATGCAATGTTTTTATTATTATCAGCTTCCCATGAAATATCATTTGATGATCCATAGAAGCCACCACCACCAGCAGATGTAATATATTTCTTAGTATTAGTGCCTGTGATAAACTCTCCGCCTTCTGCAATCCACATTTCATATGCACCGATTGGAGCTGAAGTGTAAAGACAGAAACTCATATACATTTGTTGTGGTATTAAAACAGGATTATTAAATTCAAATACTACTTCAGTATTTTTATTAAAAGTTCTACTTGCATTAGTAAAAGCAGAAGCTGGCATAGTGACTCTAGAACCTGGAACAAATTCAAGAGAAGAAGGAATCCCACCTTCTGTTACTGGTCTAAGTTCAAGAGTAATAGGTAATGATGCATGTGCCTTTGCAAAGAAAATACCAATCTTGGTAATAACTGTAGGTTCTGGCACCTTAAATACTTGAGCCGCAGGATTTCTTTTTTCTGTAATATTTAAAAGACTAGTCATTTAATTACCCCAACCATAACTGCCATTACTGGATACTTGTACAGCGTTGTCGTCGTTTACAAGCTTTTCTTCTAATGCCTTGGCTTGTGTGTCAGTATAAGCATTATGCCATTTATTACCAACTCTTACTGACAATAATGGCGCTGTATAATTATCATCTTTATTGCTACCTGATGGAGTTGGTGAATGTGTGTAAGCCACCCAAATAGGAGTTGTAGTTACATTTGTCTTGACCCAGTAATTTTGTATCTGACCAAATGCACTAAATTTAGATACTCCATATGAAGTTGAATTTTCTTTGACAGCTGTTGCAACATCAGTTACTACAAATTCTGTACCATCATATTTTGTGGGCCAATTAAGTGTACTATTAGATTGTAAATAAAACAACCCGTAAATTTTTCCGGTATTATCGGTTTTGATACCATCACCATTTGAGCTCGTGGGACCGCCCTGAGCAGAAGGATATGCTGTATCATTAATATATGAATCACCAGGTTCCTTTAACTTAGAATTTCTTCCTGCATTAGTAAATGTGGTTTTGGCAACACCTGTCTTTACATAAGTAGTAACATTTTTACCACCAAAGAAAAAATAATGCGGTATGTTTGGTCTTAGCCCCTCGAATTCAAAATAGATAAACTGAGGTCTCTGAATTGAGATCTGATCAAAGCCTATATTTTCATCAGAATAGGTAGTAACCGTTTTATTTTTATAGTATCCATGACTCATTTTTTATTTCCTTAATGGTGTTACCGGTGATAGGACGGTAGCTGCTCTCCGTTAAACATTGGCGGCGGTCCTGAAGGTTGCGTAAACCCAACCGAGTTACTTATGGTTACTGTTACTCCATCTGGATCAATAAATGATTCCTCTTGCTCGGAGATATAATTTTCATCTACTTTCCTTCTTTCAGTCCAGATATCGGCCTGTGGTGTTAACTCTCCAACACCAATTGTTCTACCAGTTTCAAATTGATTTACTGCAATATAACTGGTAGCAGAATCCATACTCCAGTCAGCAACGGTTTCTGTATATACTGGCCAGATTGTATCTCCTTTTCTTATTACATCAGAAGATGCATCTGAATCATAAGTGGTGCCGATTTGTCTCTTAAATTGCAAAGGAGCCAAAATACCATAACCAGTATAAACAGCTGATCTATTATCATCATCATCCCATGAGGTCTGTGCAAGGTTGTTAAATCCATCACCCGATAGACCCTCAGTCTGTCTGACATCAGTTGGATTGTCGGGGTCATACACTGTTAGTTGAGAAAGTTTCCATTCGGTCTGACTTAGGGTCGATATAGCCTCAATATTAGTCAGTCTACGTTCCATACTTCTTATGTCGGACATTTTAAAGCCACGATTGTCATAAGTATATGTGTTAAGATCTTTATGGTCAATGGTATATGGAGCCAATGTAACCTTATGCAATATCATATGGGTTGGATCAATATCTCTAGGTTCTAAGAGTCTAAAGCTTGATGTGCCTTGATGAGAATGCAACCTACCGTCAGGTGCCATTGTTATCATATCAACTCTTGGTTTCCAATATTCCGCAGTGCCTATAGTTAATGTATCTGTGTTGCGCGGTATGCGTTCAATTCTGGCTTGACCGGTATCAAAGTTACCAGATACTGGATCTTGAATAGGTCTCATATCAATAACATCGGTAAGTCTTTGTTTAATGCCAGTAGATGTAGTATAAACAGGCACTTTATCATATGTAAGACTTGGATAGGAAGCCTTACCACCAAAATACCCAGATCCAGAAGGTGCTGCACCATGATCAAAATATTGATATACAACTGTAATGGTACCTGCAGGTGCTGAAACTCCTGCCTTTAATTTACCGCCACCTGCACAATAGAAGTTGTCTCTTTGACCATTGTCTTTTAGGAATTTATACATTATATCTTCACCAGATGTATCATCTGTAATACTAATGAATTTATAAATGTCAACCTTGTTAAGTTTAAATTCATTGTCTGAATTTAAAGAAAGACCAGCCTCAGTTGTGTTGGCAGAAATTGTTTTGACTTTTTGTGTTAGTGTTGTATTTTCATATGCCAATACTGTAATAGCTGAGTTAAATGGCAACCCACTTATAGAAGCAGATAGACCATCTCCAGCAATAGTAATAGCCGCTTCAGAGAAAATTTCTCCACTGCTGTCTACTGTAATCAACCATTGCTCAGCATCAGTAAGAGTATTACTACCGGTAGAGTTAATGTTTGTTGCAACACCTGCACCACTTGTAGTATCGGTTTTTACTACACCAATAGTAGTAGTTAGATTAGAAATAGTCTGTACTCTATCCCTTGTTAAAGGGAACAACAGATTATCATCGGCTCTGTCATAGATGTCAGTAGATCCCAAAACAGATACTAGGTTAGCATGGTTATCAGAATCTGTACCTAATGATATTACATCTTTAATACCCTTTTGAGCATCGGTAATTCTTACATCAAAAACATGAATTCTATATTGATTGTTATATTCATCGATTTGTCTAATTCTTGCTGTACCAATGTTTACACCAGCAGCTGAATCAAAAGAACTAAGTTGATATTGATTTGATCCGGTCTTGTCAATGGTGTATAAATTAACAACAGAATAATCATCTATTTTACCAAGAAGTCCCCAGGCACTATCTGCAAGGAAATAACTACCATAGCGTGCCGAAACAAATTCATTGGTTTCTGTGTGAATGTCGTTTACAAGAGATCTTGGTTTTTCAACACGTTGTGTGTTAAAAAACTTACGTGTAATCTTTTGACCTTCAATAAATGCAGTACCGCCTGTAACTGAATATACCAAATAATTATCATCGGTAGAATCATTTTCTACAGTAAGGCTTAATTCTCCACTTGTATTTCTTTCAATAAAATTACCACTTATTGATTTTGTGCGTTGATTTATTAGATCGCCAACATAATTTAGATTATTGTCTTTTGTTTTTACAAGAGTAAACAATCCTTTGGTTACATGATATAGTTCAAAGAATGTAGAACCTGCAGGTGCTTGTGATTTAAGACCTAATGTAAGAGTAATTTTATATCTGTCGGCACCAGGTGATGTGAGATTTGGTGTGGTACCTGAATTATCATATAGAGCTACATTGTCGCCAGAAGTAATTATTTCTTCATTTACTCTAAAACCAACAATACCTGATCCTGTAGGAGAATACTTATCAATAACTAAAGTTTGGGCTTCAACCATAATCATATGGCCAGCAGCAAATGATTCAAAACGAGGAGTATCAATAAGAGTACAAGTGCCCACAACATCGGTACCAACTTTTATAGTTACCGATCCCTCATCTGTTGTAATAGTGGCACCTGCTTGGAATCTTAAAGAATTAAGTTCAGGAGTTGTAGATGACGTATCAACGTTTGGTTCACCCTTACCCATTTTTACAATAAGTGTATCAGGGTCTGTAACTACCACACCATTACGAGTTACGGTTTCTGATGGTATAACAGCCTTTACAGTTGCATATAATGTGCCATCTGTAATTTCTGTACCAACTAAGGCTGATGGCGTTGCAATGTTTGAAAGGTTGTCTAATTTAATAAATGTAAAGGCGCCTTCATTGGGACCAGATGCAAGGCTTACGTTAGTATTAAGAATTGCACCTTCATTAAAAAGATATGTTGCAATACGTGCAATCTCAGATTGAATAATGGTCTGCATCTGAGTAAGTTCACGAGCCTGCAAAGCACGACCGTTATTAAACAATATACGATGAAAGTGATCACTGTCTCGATAGTCATCATTATACTGACTTAAAAATGTAGTTTGTGTATATTGAGTAGCCATGTTATACCTTTAAAGTTGTATTACAAGTTTGATGTCTTCAGTACCAAGTCTGTTACGTGTAGTTGCAGGTTGGTTGTTAATGAAAAGTACTTCACCAGAGTAATTATCTATATCAGGATTAAATGATGTATATCCATTTGCGCCTGCACCTGCTGGTAGGGTATCAGTGTTATAGATACCAAAAATAGATGTCGTACTTAGGTCATTGTTACCATCAATAGTAATAGTTTCACCAGAATCAAATGGTGTAAATCCTGTATATTCGTCTTGATGGTACCATAATGTATCTGAATCATCATACCATGTTAAATAAGCTTTGGCACCGGCATTTGTGCCAGTGGTTTGATTAATAAGTGTATTATCACTAAATGTTAATGCATATCCAGTAGATGGATCTCCAACGGCTCCTGCTGGCTTTGGACTAATTCTTAATTTTTTAAGACCAAGGCCTTCAGCATTTGTAAATAAATTATTTGAACCATATTGTCTTGGATTTTTAATAAGACCAATTTGTTTGTAATTTTGGTCAATTACGAACTTGCTATTTTGAGTGCCAGTGGGTTTAACGTTAAACATAATAGCTCTAGTTTTAAGATCAACTGTGGGATCGGCTCCCATACCAGAGTCTTGAGCGAATACAGGATAAATTGTAGGTGCAGCACCAGAAACCAAGTAAGTATTATCTACCTCAACATTGGCATATTTGTAATTACTACCCATATAGGTTGACAAACTACCATAACCAGTTGCTCCTGCATTAGCTGAGTCTCCTACCTCAACCGCCACAATAGTTGCGTTTCCTGAAGTTGCTGACATAATAGGTCTTGCAGTTGCACCAGAACCATTTCCAACTACAGTCAAAGATGGTGCTTGTGAATATTGTGCTGCAGCACCAGCTTGATTAGCAACGACTCTATACCCAATAATTTGCCCTGCAATGGCTGCATCCTGTACAGCTTTTTGTGGAGCTTCAGGTGCAGTAGCAGCTGCAGAATCAACATACTTTACGGGCATCCACGTATCAGTAAGATAGTTGTTAGCATCAGTTGTTGTAATAGTATAAAGATATTTCCATACATATCCATCAGACTCAATAGGCAATGTGGTATCAGTATGATCAGGTTTTACCGTTGATTCAACATGTGTACCAACCGCGTTTTTACCATGCCTAATACAAACATATACATTGTTATCATTTGTACGTACATAAAATCTTGGGTCCTGTTGAAGATTATCAGCATATTGAAAATACTTAGTATTAGTACTCCAGGTTTCAATAGGTACTACAAATGATACAGCTTCGGCTAATTTTACAGATTGAAGAGACATTCTAAAACTACGTTCATCCCAATCAGATGGATCAGGATCATATACTGAGTTTGTACCCCCAATTTCTATATTATATGGTTGAGATTTACTTAAACCAATGTAATAGTAATTATTTGAATCACCAATGTTTTCAACATTGTATTGATCAAGCAAATCCTGTATAAAAAGTTTTTTTAATTTTTTAGTAATAATTGCTACCATGGTTTATCTCTTATGTAAATGTTAAGTATGTAGATGTTGGATCGTTAAGAACTATCCATTCAGTTCCATCCCACACTAATGAAGCTGATCCATACCTTGCTACAGCAAATGTATTATGTGGTCCTAAGTTACTACCTGTCTTAGTAATTGTTGCCGTGCCTGTGTTTTTATTGACAAAGGTTTTCTTTTGACCTACTGTAGTACCATTTGGCATGGTTGCGGCAATTGATGCACTGTGATTAAAAATAGTAAGGGGGGATTTCATATATGCCGCTAGTGTAGGAGCAGCAGAATCAATAGAATTATTACCCAATACTAAAGATGAATTAAGATTAATTTGTCCAGTGCCCTTAGCATTAATATCTAGGCCTACGTTAGTATCACTACCAACAGCAGCAATTTTTGGTTTATTACTTGTTGCTGCATTAGAAACCTGAATTGAATTAGCCGAACCTACTGTTACAAATCTAATAATGTCAGATCCTGCAGAATCTCTTAGAGACTGTTGAATATTGGGTCTATAAATTGTCGGACTAGTAAGTGTTTTATTGGTTATGGTTTGTGTATCGGTCGTACCAACCACAGCACCAGAAGGAATTGCTTTGGCAGAAGCTGCACCATCAACAACTCCAGAACCATTAGTAATTACAAAACTAGAAGCTGGCAAACCGGATATATCATTATCATCCGCACTAATGGTTTTATTAGTAATTGTCTGTGTTGCCGTATCAACTAATAATGTACCACCAGTATTTGGCAGGTCAATAGATACAAGTGATGTGCCTTCAACAAAACCAAGTCTTGTATTGTATGATAATCCCAAGAAGGTAACACCACTATCGGTTAATCTTGTTGATCCACCAACGTCACCACCAACGGTCGAATACAACTCAGCAAAGTTTTCATTTATTTTGGTACCAGCAACACGTAATGTATCACCTGTGCCATCATTAGCAACTGTACCTGTGTTAATAATTTGTCTAGCCATTTATCTGCCTACCAATTTTCTTTGTATTATTTATACTACCACCACTGAGTAATTCCGTGATATCCTATGGAATCTGTACCAACTAATGCTCTACCTATAGAATCAAAATCATTTATACTATCATATTTTGTATACCATTTATTTTGATCAAACCTAGAAGTCAAAACACTTGGTTGTGATAAAGTATTGTAGGGTAAAATATGTTTTCTTATCCAATTATCTTGTTCAAATGTATTAGAGTTATTACCAGCTTTAAAATTTAAAATAGCCTGCACATCATTTGTACTTACTGTTGCTGTATTTGTAATATCAGCTTTTTGGTATATACCCACCAATTCCTGTAAAAAGGTCCAGCGTTCAGGCAATGATGTAGCACCATTTACTAATGATGTTATCTGGGCTGCAACACTGTCATAAAAACCGTTTCCATAATCATCCTCATCCATAAACACAGCATCACTAAATTCCGCATCGGAATTTGTATCACTATCATCAAAGGTTACACCACTAGGATCAAAGAGTTCTTCAAGATCAAAACCTTCAAAAGCTTCCAAGCCATAATTTTCAAGATCATCAATTTTTTGATATACAACTTGTCTTCGGAATCCCATTATTCTTCCTCGATTGTTGTTACACTTACATAGGCATCAGGCTGGGTAGTAGCAATTGATGTAGATGCTGTAAATGTAGTAAGTTCTTCGCCTGGACCAAATTCCATAGTATAACTTATACCCTCTTCTTCAGAGAATGGTGTAAATAGGCCAACATTGGTATCACCATCATAATCCCAGTTTTCATTTACAACTTCAATGAGAACCTCTGATCCAATATAAAAACCTGCTGGATGAGCAAAGAGTTTATAAACATCTACCCACTGATCAATAGGAATATTAACCCTAATCAAAATTGAAAGTACTTGATATAATTTATCATCAGTAATATATTTAAAGGATTCGGGTCCGAGTGTTGAAGCAGGTTGCTTAATCTGTTCGCCGTTAGTATTTGTGGCATTTAATTCATAATCAATTTCAGGTCCAACTTTGAAAATACTTTCTTTAGGATAAATGATTACCGGGTCTACACCAAAGAATCCCCTAAAAAATTGTTCAATGGAATACTTAGTACCTTTAGAACGATATAAAAGATTACTAAATTTTATGGCTTCTCTTTTATTGAGGAAACCACCAAAGTAGGCATTACCTAATAATAATTCATCTTCTAAAAATTCAAGCAAAGATTCTGAAACAATAGTTACATCTCTTTTTTCATTTAGTCTGTGTATCTTATCTTCAAAGCCATCCTGCTTATCTAACCACTCATAGTATAGTTCCAATAAACGAATTAGCTTAGGATAATCATCTTGAAAGTAAGCAGGCAGAAGTTTTTTTACTTCAGACCTGTGAAGATTTAAATTATTTCTTTTATTGTCTAAAAGTGTCTTATCGCCCGAATGACTCATTTAGTTCTCCGCTGTTACCAATACAGCATTCACCGAAGATCTATTTGGATCATAAACCAAAAGATCGTTTCTAATTGGCGTAATGGCACTTTGGTTTGCAGGCACTGCTGACAAAGCTATTTGAGTATCTGTACCTGAAATAGTAGATGGAATAAAGTAATCAATAGTAACTTTGTTATCCTGCCAGGTACCAACACCCTCTAATACGGTGAGCCCTGAACCGGCATTAATAATATTGATTGTTCTACTATTAAGAGCATTTCTCAATTGGCAGTTAATACCATTGTAAACAAAAGTATTACTTGTTATAATATATTGATCATTATCGGGTTCTGATAATGGCACTGGATATATAATTTGTTGTACATTTGATATAGCGGTAGTTGACAGTGTAGTGCGAATCGATGTATAGTTCTGTGATGAGAAATCCAAAAGGAAATTGGCCGCGCCATTATAGTTTCTTGAATTTACTAGTTTGACAACATAATCAAGTTCGGCACCTGTAAGATTGCCAGTATCAGTAATATTATTAATTACAGTTACTAGATTAGGATTAGTTGGGGTAAATCTTCTCTGCATTCTAATATCAGCACGAGATGATAGCACAGCAGTGTTTACATCATCAATCAAAGATAACATATTTGATCTTCTAAATGAACTATTAAAAACACCCGTAGTATTAGTAAAATAATTGCTGACTACTGTGTTTACTTCATCTTTTACAGTATTAGATGTTTTATCGGTTTTAGTTGGGTTGAATTGGAAATATGTGTCAACCTCAATATAAGTAGTAACAGGATCTGCAAATCTTAGATTAAATGACGCTACAGCAAGTTGTTCGGCAAGACTTACTATACCTTGTTTAACTGATTGTATTGTACTATCTGAAATACCATCCTCAAATAGTATAGAAGTGAACACGGCACCAAATTCAGGCTGAGCTGCATCTTCACCACCCCAAGAAATAATATCCTTAATGAGTGAGGAATAGTTTTTAAGAATCAAAGACGAATAGTCAGCAGCTGTCACCATACGGTTTTGAGATGCATATGAGAATGGAGCATTTTTTCTAATTGATTCTATAGATTCTTTTGGCTTGCCACCAACACTTCTTTGAAGGGTCGTAGTAATCAAATCAACTGTAATTGAATTATCACCACCTGTTGTATATTGTTGCGCAGCAGTAAATCTATTAGCACCATTCGCTTCAGCTCCTGAAGTGGAAAGATAAATCACTTCTATCTTAGCACCTGATGTGGGAGCAATACCAAACGTATTACCATCACCAAAAGACAATTCAAAATAACCATTAGGTGATTCTCTTAAGATGTAAACTTTGGTACTTGCGTTAATAGTTGTTGCATTAAGAATATTTGTATAGTCTGTAAATTCACTTGAAGTAGCATCTGGATAAACCCTTACGGTAACACTATCGGCAAATAAACCTGTATCTGGAATTACGTATACGGGATTATCCTGATATTCACCTACAAGAAATGTTTTAGTTTTAAGTGTGCCCTCATAAATTGTAATTTCATTAAGACCAAGATCAGTCTTAAATTCATAAAAACCATTTCCATCATCAGTAGCAACATATGGCTCAATTGTAAGAAATGTATATGTTTCATTATCAACTGTTGCATTAAACTGAGTATAGGCCGGAAGAGTTACTGGTGATTCACGTGGTGTAGTAGAAGTTGTATAATATACTCTAACACGGCCCTGAGAAGCTGTTGCAGAGTCGGGTATGTAACCAATGCCTTCTGCCAAAGAGATAGCGGAACTTCTTAATTGAGCAGTTGATAAGTATGATTCATTAAGAGCAAAGTTTGCCAAGAGGCCATTCATATGTGTATTATGTGCCAACACATCTAGAATGTTTGAAAGACCGGATGCTTCGAAATCATAGTCCGCAAACTCTTCACTATTTTGCAAATAGGTTTTTAGATTATTCTTTAAAGAATTAAAATCTAATGATGATGATTTTATTGTTGTTGCCATACTATCTCAACCTTGATAAAGCAGTTGTTGTTGAAATTACTTCTCTACTATTCATTACTCTAAAAGTAACTGTCACATATATTGAGTTATAATCAGTACCATCTTGTATAGAAACGTCCAATACATTTGCACGTGGTTCATATACATTTATGGTTTTAATGATATCTTTTTTCAAAATAATATTAGTTGAACTACCAGCCAATTCAAAAAGTAGATTTATTAGGTTGCCACCAAAGTCGGGGTTAAATGGTTTTTCAAATTTGTTAGTAAGAAGAAGATTTCTAATGGCCTGCTTTACTGCGGCCGCTTCTTTTTTCTTTCTAAGTTCACCATTATCCTTAATGGCAAAGGTAAGATCAATATCAGAAAATGGCACACTTCTGGCGGCCCGTATTGTACCGACATTTAAATTACCATCTTCTGCTGATTTTACTCTTGTTACCATGTCTCAACCTTTAGTCTTATTTATAAGCTTAAATATGGATTTTCTCGTTTGCGATTCTTATTTATGTGAGGTACCCAATCATTTTCGACACTCTCACCCGCCCAAGACTCTGTTGCTTTCCACCACCTTGCTGGGCCCATATCAATGTGTATAAAGTTATATTCACCAGTTTCTGGATAAAACCCAAAGCCCTGGAAACCTACCGTAAGTGCATTGTTAATAAATAATTTCTTTTGATCATTAGACCAACCAGCAACACTTATATCAAAGGCTTTACCTTTTAAATGCTGAGAGGTTTTTTTTCTACTACCTTTAGTTTTGGGAAGTATACCTTGTGGTGTTGTATAGATTTGAAAGTTGCATAAAGACATAAGATCACTAAATTCGTTTTCAAGAATTTTAAGCAATACTTCTTCAGCATTATCAGATAGGTTTCTCAATACCCATTGGTCTTTAATATATTTACGATCAATAGTTGAATTCTTTATTGATACTTTATAATCAAATGTTTTATTATTTTTTATTTCTTCAGTATATGGTATGGGTGTAATTTCTTTCTTATTTGCTTGTAGTTCTATAAACTCGTTTTGCGATACTATCTCACCATTAAATTTGGTATTAATTTTTTGTTTAAAATCTCCCTGATAGTCCTGATTTAATTCAGGTAGATAGATAGCCATTCTAGCATTATATTCATCATCCACAATATTAATATTATCATATTCAAGAGAAATGATATCAAATGGTATTCTGTCTTTAAGAAATACAGCAAGATCATACATTTGGGTTGGATTAGATTTACCTGTGGTTTTATCAACAATATCATATATTACCAATCGACCCTTAATTTTTAAATCAGTGTCAGATCCGGTATCAAATATTTCGAATTCACCAGGTCTGTAAATACTTTCAACTGGTTTTACAATAAGATTTTTCAATAACGTTTTTTCATTATTAACTATTTCAAGTATGTTTGCATGTATTGTTAAATACTTTGCAATTTGTCGTTTGACTTCTTGGTCTCTGATAAAATCAATGTTTGTTGGATCTTTGGTACCCAAGAAAGTTGCCATTGTAATATTTTTTGACAACTTGGTACGAGACGTTATATCTCCGAGATTTAAATAATTAAATTCTGGATCTGGTATAATATTTTTAGTAGGAATTTTTGTAGATGTTGATACTGTATTAGTCTGCCCACTAGGACCAAATGAAGTAGTACCAACAACAGGCGATGTCTCTCTTTGTGTTGATCTACCATAACCAGCTGGTGTTTTTTCTTCAAAATAACTATTGTTGATTAATTGATTTTTAAGAATAAATTCAAGGAAGGCTTTGTTCTCAGCATTCTTTTTATTTCTAAGTCTTGATCTAATTAAGTCAGGTGTCACCTCATCAATATTATAGAGAATGCCACCAGTATCTACTTTAGGGTCAATTTTGTTTTTAATGTAATTATTATTGTCTACCTTGACCTTACGAATACCGCCATTAAGTTTTGTAAGATATTCGGCTACCGAAGATGCATCTGGTACAGCATAGTTTGCTGCATTTACATCCTCAATGTTTGCGGGCACAGCTGTATTTGTATTTGTCCAATTTTCTGCTGCTCCTGCCAGACCAGTTGGTGCAGCTCCTGCTGTAGCAGCAAATACTGATGTGTCTGCCGAAATTGCTTCATCAGCTCTACCTGTTAGATCTCCATGAAATGTTGGAGCCTTGACTCCTTGATCAAATACAGCTCCATTGCCGACAAAGTCAACAGCAGTACCGCCAATAATACCCGTGCCACCCTGCACAGTCATATTATTAGCAGATAGGTTCATATCGTCTGCAGACTGAGCCAAGATGCCCTCTGTTGTCATGTATAGATTTCCACCTACAAAGGTTTTCATATCATTCTCAACAAGATGAGTAGATACACCCTTTACCATATGATCATGATTGGCCAACATCAATTCTGTTACCTGTTGAGTATAGACCTCAAATGATGGGCCGTTTACAATATTCTCTTGACCAAGACTTTTTGATTTGCTAAAGCCACTAATGTTTTCAGTTTTGTTTCCTCTGGTCTTTACATTAAAATTCATACAATTTATGTTAAAATCACCTGTTACATTTAGTTCAAGGTTACCACCATAATTAATTGTACCGTCTCCAGTAATTGTAATAAATTGATCACCACCCGTAACTTGAATACTATTTTTAATTGTTGAAATAGAGATAGAACCATCCTTACCTATTTCTACACCTGCACCTGTAGTGTGTTTTATAATGATACGTTCAGCACCTGGTGTATCATCCATTTCAAAGCTGTGGCCTGAAAAGCTTTTTTGTACTTGATTAAGGGGATATTCAGATTGAATCAAATCTGTATTATCAATAGGTATTCCATCAATTGCGCCATTATAATAAAGTTCTGTCCTTTTATTACCTAAGGCTTCTTTAGAATAATTAAAAGCACCAACATAATCAATGGTGGGGTAAGTACCTGTAATATCTTCATGCTGATTATTTTTTTGATTCTGCGCTGCAGTTTTGGCTAGATTGCTTTTACTTAACATTATACACCGCCCCTTCTTAGTTCATCAAGTGTCAAGGAATCTCTTTCAAATGGGTTAAAAATATTTTTCTTATTAAATTTTGATTGAATGTAATTAGGTACATTGAGATATGGAAATGCTTCTTTGTTTATTTCATGATAACCAAAAACCTGTGTGCCCGGATAGTAATAATAAATGTTTCTAAGTATCTTTTCTAGAGTCGCATATTGGGCTTGATTAATACCCTTATCTCTTACGGCATGTTTATTAAAATCATAGTCTTCATAATATGGCGTAGTAGTACCTCCATCAATCATTATAATAATAGATCTCTTGTCATGATTTTTAGTACCACCAACATTAATAGATTCAATATTTACGGGTCTCACTCTTTCTATTATACCTGTTTTTAAAATATAATAGTGCCATGGAAACCCATTACTTTTAATATAGTCTCGGGCTTCATGATAATGAATGCTGTACATATCATTTGCTACATCAGATGGTGTACCAGTACAATCAATTATTACTTCAGTGAAAGCTCTCTTGATAGTAGATATTTCTGTAATTAATTCTTCTTCTGAAGATACTATATAGTCTAAGTAATAATCATATCCATTATTTACTGGATATCCATTTCTCCAGTCAACTTCTATTTTAGAAAGATCTCTTGATACTGGAGTTACCGAAACAGCAGCCTCTGATTTTTTATGTTGAAATGTTGACATTCTATTATCAATTTTTCTGACCCCTGTTACTAAATCATCTAGAGGTCTATCACTATATTTTTGTAAAATATTGACCGCTGCCAAAATATTTCCGTTTTGTATATTTGTAAAAATTGCTGCTTTATCTTTATCTTTTATTTTTATAGGAATACCATTCTTAGTTGCAAATTCATTAAGAATATTTGTGGCAGGGGCAAAGGATTTTTCAATAGCATTTTCAACCATTGAATTAAATCCAATGTTAAAAATAGATAGAGCTTCATTTTTAAATTTTATTACATCACTAGATACACTATTTAGAAGCCCGGCAAGACCTGGTTTTACTCCACTAGTGCCAGCGACAGTTGCAATTACATTGTTAAGGTTTTTTTCAAGAATTTCATTAATCTCATCTAGGTCTTCTAAAAATTCATCAAAGTTACTACCAGCAGCCTTTAGATCTACAATGGGCTTTGATACATCAACAACGGCTTCTTTAATAATAGAATTTATTTCATTTGCCTTAATGTCAGGTACAATAGATTTTAGCGATGATGATATTGCTTCTATTGACCCCAACGATATAACTTCATTTAAATTTGTTTCAACTGCAAGGGTAGCATTAGTAAGATTTTTACTTGTTTCTTTAAGCACTGTAGATGCAACAGGTTCTAGTGTTGCCTTCAGGCCTTTCATATTTGAAGTAAGCTTTGTGATTGGTAGTTGGCCTATAGATTGAGTCGGTATACTACCCTCTACGTTTTTAATCATATCACTAGAGGCATTTAAAGATATTATACCACCTATTTCCTCATTTACTTTAAGACCTGCCTTAGATGTATTTTCAAGTATTTGTTGGGCCTGGGCATCATTTAATTTTTCTTTTACAGAGTGGTCTAATTTTTTAGCAGTTGATGTTACGGTAGCCGCAATAAAGTTAAGATCATTTGACAGTGACATAATTATACTCCATTAATAGATGCTTCATACCAAGATAGGGCATCTGTTGCATATTTAGACCGTGTAATATACTCACTATCCTTATTAGCAGGGTTTTCATATCTATCAAGAAAAACCCACGTTGCGTTATTATCACCTTTAGGACCGTTTATTCTATTACTGTTTATGAGCCTACGATGCACATAAGAATATTCTGACGCATCAGTATCTTTACCACCTAATGAACCGTTTAAAGTATTAACCAAATAACCCAACTGCCCAAAGAAATCACTTTCGGGTAAATTTCTAAGGTTGGCATAATTTTTTAATTTATTCCATCTAAATCCTGCATTAGCACTATTATTCCATTGTGCCAAGCCATAAGAATTACCGTTGTCACCCAAAGCAGTAGGATCAAAATACACATTGTCCTTTGCATTAAAACTTTCTTTTGTGAGGTTGCCTACTATACCGGCAGCTTGTAATGGTGTATATCCATTTTGGGTAAGATAACTCATAATAATTACAGATTTTTTTACCATGGCTGATGAACCGTAACCACCAGCAGCCCTTTCAACTGTATTGTAATTCTTTATAAGATTATTGGGTTGTATAAACCCATCATGCTTAATAGTACTACTTGCGTCTACACTGCTGCTTGTGGAACCTCTATTGACAGTGGTTCTCAATCTTTGTTGGGTTGCTGATTCTCTTTCTGTGGTAAACATTGATCCTAATACAATAGGAGACTGTGAATTTTCACCATCTAAGAAAAACCCATAAACCCTAGCCGGTGGATGTATCTGAGGTATTTTACCAATACCTGATGTCCCGGCTTCTGTGGTGGGTATTAAAATGTCTGCCCAAGGTAAATTGGCATTATCAATATCGGGTCCATGAATACCAAATATTCTTACCTTAATCTTCCCAGGAAAATCTTTATTGATTTCAATTGCGGTACCTATAAACCAACGGGTCTTATCTCCATAATACATTATACTCTCCCGACCAAAGATTGATTCTCAACTACACGAACACCTACTTTAGATACTCTGTTGGCTAGTCTTGATACCTGAACACTTACTCTTGTTTTTTTATTATGGGGTGTGAATAGATGTCTTTTAGTAATTATTAAATGAGGTCCAGATCTTTTATCATCTGTTAAAGAATAATTATGTTGATTAGTACTTAAACCAGTATCTTGATTTACAGCAATGTTAACTTGGCCGCCTACACTTCTTGACGTATCAGTGGCCAGCCATATCATACCAGCCATTTCAATATCATAAACATTTTTTGTGAGATAATGCATAGTAGCATCTCTTACTACATCATTAAGAAATGAACGAGACTCATTTATACCTTTTTCTTTATTAGGCGCAAAGTTACTTGACTTGAGAGTAGTATACACCTGAGAATTATAATCACCTAAAGTCGGTGCTGATACATTTGTTTCATTCTGGTTTGAAGGATCAGGATCAAATACATCATCATCTACCAAAAAGCCCAATGCATTTTTATCAAATATATTTTCCAACCAAGGCACAATAAAATTTCTAAGATTCATACTTTGATTATAATACGTACCATCATTAGTATCAACGTTTTCATATCTAAACCCTAGACCGCCATTTTGAGCAAGTTTAAGTGTATCTTCTGCTGTAGAGTATGTTATTGAATATTTACTTATATTATACATCTGCTCTATAAAGTTACCAGAAGTATAGGACATGGTCGGATTAAACGTAGCTGCTCTATCTTTATTAAATGGTTCCTTTTCAAGTAGTGTTTCTAGATCGGTAAAAATAAGTTTATCACTGTGTATACTTGAATAGAGTAGATATGGCATTCCATGAGGAGTTGTAATTTTACCAAGAATAGCCTTTACTGCATCAAGAGGTTTAAGGAATGGTACATTATACCTCATATCACCCTGTACTGACTTTCTAAATGGATTACCGTCATTAAATTCAAAATCAATTTCTTTTTTAAGATTGTCTTTTAATATAGTTTGTATAATATCCTCGCCACTACCAAAATAAGATTTACTGATCTTCTGAACATAATTAAAATATCCATGGTCTTCTATAAGAGAAATATGATATACGGATGTACCTTCATTGTGTTTATTAAATTTGTTTATTCCATTAATGACAAAGTTTTTGGTAGTCGTAAACACATTTGATTCGGATTCAGTAAGAGGTGTAGAAATATTAAATTGAATTCTTTCAGTGCCAATGATGCCAGGCATTTCAAAAAGATTAAGATCGTCCACATATATCATCTCAGCCGTAAGATATGCCTTACCTAGATGTTCATATATACTAAATTCACTTATACCCTCTTTAATGTCAATTTTATTATCAACATTAGGATTATCAACCGACATGCGATTTGTATAAAAGTATACTGAACCTAAATCAAAAGATTCTGGCGTCAAATAGGCCATGTTAAACCCTTAAAAGTTTATTAAATTGTAAATGCAGCTGTCGTGCAATTCGTGGAAGAAAAACATTTATTTGTCTTAATTCATCATTTTCTTTACGTAGTTGTTGGCGGTATGTTACTCCACCAGCACCTGTTGTATCTCCAACAAATTGGGATATATTAACTCCACCAGTATTTAGTACATCCAGATCAATCCATTCCCCATCTGCATTTTCATAATGATGAATACCAAGAGTTTGATCCTTTACTCCTACAACTCTAAAGTTGGGAATAGAACTTGGTACCTGGTTCCAATTGTCAATATTGTCTTCACCTGGATCTGAATATAATCTGTCACCTGCGTTAATTGTAGTAGATGAAATAAGAGCATCAGCAGTTGCTGTATTAGCACCAACCTGAGGAGATGATAAAGTAATTGTAGGTATAGATGTATAATCAGTGCCTCTGTTAGTAATGGTAACAGCTGTTACTGATCCATTGGCAATTGTTGCGATTGCTGTTGCGCCTTCACCATTACCACCTGTTATGGTTACTGTGGGAGGGGATGTATATCCAGAACCTGGATTAGTAATATTAATGTCTCTGATCTCAGTTGCTGGCTCTACAATTAATTGTCCAAGCATGAGATTTTTCTCTATGATCTTACCTTTAAAGCTTGGATATTCTACGGTGTTGTAATCACTAGATGCAACCCAATCACCTTTATACATTCCTACTGCTATGTTGTTATCAGTCTGAATTGCTTTGTGTGGGTAGAATTCGTTTGCCTTTTCAATCAATTCAGATTCATCTAGCGGCCAGCCACTTACTCTTAACTTATCATTTAAAAGATAAAATAGATAATAATATTCAGTTGTGCCATAAAGTTTGTAAGAAAGTATGTCTGGTCTTTCGCCGTCCTGAATAAAGTATTCTGAGTAATAACTTAAATCATCTTTAAATTCATCAACAAGATCTATATAGGTGGTGATATTATCAAATAAAACATTTGATGTCTCTTCACCAAAATTATAGGTTGTAATTGGAAAATTAGCAAACATTGGCATAGTTTAAAACTTTCTAAAAGGTAGATTCTAATGGAGCGGGCTTTTTAATATCAGTAGCATTCATGGCACGTTCTTCAACAAAGGTTAAAGAGATATCTACTTCCTGAGGAGATCCATCTGTATGAAATGCCATAGTGTTTGGGTTATAAACAGCTTCAAATGATTCTAAGAAACATGGCAGAATTTCTGTTCCTATCTTAGTCCAGGTTTCTCCATATACATCTTCACCAAGATAATACATTTCAATTTCCCACTTGCATGGGTATTCTAAACCAGCAGACATACCCTCAAAGTTTAAAATTTCATTTCCAGCTGATGTAGCACCAATGCCTTCATCTTCACCATCAAATATTTTAGAATCATCAGTTAGAGATGGATACATATTTTTTCGAAAGAAATAAATTATGTCCTTTATCCTTTGAGACTCTTCAGCGGTGCGGGGTATCAACTTAAATGTAAATCTAAATGATCTTAGAGCAATGCCATTTAAAATATTTCTTTTATTTGGATTTACGGCAATGCCTGTTGCTGATGCAACCGCACCTGAAACCTCTGGCATACTAGCTTTTTGGGCTGCTCTTTGTACAGCAAGTGAAGTGGCTGTATTACCAAGATTGCCATTAAACAAAGCTCCAAGTGTCTGCCCAACCATTTTAGACCCGGCATCCATCATAGTGCCTACACCAACGTAAGCACCCATAGCAGCTGCTCTGGCTCCCATAAAGGCTGCTCCACCAAGCATACCTAATTCAGGCTGAGTATAATCAATTTTATCTGCAATTTGTATAGATTGTGGTAAAAATAATTCAACGGAGCCTTTAATTGTTTTGTTGTTTCTTAACTTTTGGGAGTAACTTATACCTTTATGTTTTTGCACATCAATAGATTGTTGTGCTTTCTTAGCTAGATCTTTATTTGGGATAAAGCTTTCATTTGGAATATTCGCTTGCACCTGGCTGCCAAATACTGAAACACCAGCATCCCACAATCCTGCATAGCTTTCTTGAGTAGCTCTAAACTGAACTTTGGCCTTATAGTCACTATTATTTTCTATTGGAAAGTTATATGACAAATTGCCTTCTGTGATTTTGATACGCAACGGTTTTTATCCTAATAAATATTAAAAAACTTTAAAGTATTTATAAGGTAATTATGGCATATTCTGGAAGATATAAGGTAAAGAACAGAACCAAGTATAAAGGTGATCCAGATAATGTAATATTTAGATCTTTATGGGAGAGAAATGCTTTTAAGTGGTGTGATGAAAATTCGTCAATACGTTCTTGGTCATCAGAAGAGGTTGTTATACCCTACTTCTATGAAGTCGACAAAAAGTATCATCGTTACTTCATGGATCTCAAAATTACCTACAGTGATGGCAAGACTTTTTTAGTTGAGATCAAACCAGAGAAAGAAACATCCCCACCAGAGTTCAAGGGTCGCAAGACAAAAAAGTATATCTCTGAAGGAATGACATACATAAAGAATATGAATAAATGGGCTGCAGCTCAAAACTATGCAGCTGATAGAGGTTGGGGATTTCAGGTTTGGACAGAGAAAGAATTATCTTCAATGGGTATTCTGCCCAAACCAAAAAGAACTCTTAAACCTTTAAAACCCCTAAAAGTGAAAAAACGTAGATAAATAATGGTATGTCAAATTTATTTTACAAATTAGAAATGGAAGCTTTCCGCAACGGGATTACACCACGAACTCAGGAGTCTCGTGAATGGTTTCGTCGTAAGGCTTCGGCTATGAGAAGTGTAAATAGAAACGCTCTTATGAAAGAAGAACCAATACAATTGTCGAATAGACAAATCGTTGGTTCAATGTATATGTTTTTCTATGACCCAAAATTAAAATCAACTCTGCCCTACTATGATAGCTTTCCTTTAGTGATTGTTATTGGTCCCGCAGAAAAGGGATTCTTGGGTCTCAATCTTCATTATCTACCACCAATACTAAGAGCCAAGTTCTTGGATAGTCTGTTAGATATTACGAATAACAAAAGATATGATGAGACAACTAAATTTAATGTTTCATATAATCTACTAAAGAGAGCCGGTAAATATAAACACTTTAAACCATGTGTAAAGCATTATTTAAATGAACATGTCAGAAGTAGATTTGCCAGAGTAGAAGCTCCTGAGTGGGAGATTGCTACATTTCTTCCTACCGCTGATTTCCAAAAGGCTGGTAAGAACAAAGTATATTCTGATTCAAGAAGGAAAATCTAATGGCTGGTACAGTTGATCAGTTTAAAAGTTTAGTAAGTGCTAAAGGTGGCCTTGCCCGTAATAACCTATGGCGCGTAAAGCTTCCAAGCCTTCCTGGGGCTAGATCTGAGGAAATGAATATACTTTGTAGGGATGTTCAATTACCTGGTAGGCAGATTACTACCAATACTTTTAATTATGGTTTAATACAAGAGCGTATTGCCAATGGATTTTTAATTCAAGATGTGTCTATGACATTCCATGTTCTTAATGATTATGGTGTAAGGGAATATTTTGAAACATGGCAAAACCTTGCAACAAACACAAATACATATGAAGTAGGTTACAAAAAAGACTATTCTAGAGATGTTGAAATAGAACAGTTTAAAAAAGTCAAGAGCCTACCTCAAAGATATAGACAGGAATTCTCAAGTGGTATAGGAAATGTTCTTCCTAAAATTTCTGACTTTGAACTTGGCGAAACTATTTTGGGTCTTAATGATCAACTAAACGATCTTGTGATCTATAAATGTAAACTTATTGATGCATTCCCAACAACTATGAATGCAATACAATTAAACAATGAGATGGATGGTATAGTTGAATTAAATATTCAATTAAGTTTTACTGACTGGAAAGCTCCATTTATCGTATCTCCATCAAATCTTAAAGATGCTTTGACTAGTACAATTAGATCTAACATTATAGGGTTTGTAAATAATATTTTTTAATTAATGAGGCTTTGAAATGGCTCTACCCAAACTAAACAATTATCCTAAATTTAATACAGTATTACCTTCTCTCCAACAAAAGATTCATTTTAGACCCTACAATGTAGGTGAAGAAAAAGTATTGCTTATGGCATTTGAATCTGATGATAGTCTAATGGCAGCTCAGGCTATTCTTGATATAGTAAAACAATGTATCGAAGAAGATATAGACATTAATAATCTATCGACATTTGACGTTGAATATATGTTCTTACAGATTAGATCAAAGTCAGTTGGTGAGACAAGTACTATCTTGCTGAGATGTGAATGTGAGCATCCCAACTCAGTTGATATTGATGTATCTACTATTAAGATTGAATCAAAAGAATTTCCAAATCCAAAAATCAAATTAAATGATGATATTGAATTGGTAATGGGATTTCCAAAATATAAGGATGCAATTCAAAAAGAAAAGATCCTAGAAGGTGAAAGCTATACTGAGATTCTTTATAACTTATCTTTGATGTGCCTACAAACACTTCATACAGAAGATGATACATTCTTATTTAAAGATGAACCGGAAGAAGAAATTAAACAATTTATGGATAGTCTTTCTACTGATCACTATCAAAAGATTTTGGAATATGTAAACAATCTACCATCATTGAAACATGATGCAGAATTTACTTGTGAAAAATGTAAAAAAGAGAATAAATATACATTACAGGGATTACAGGATTTTTTTTAATAGCTCTCTCACATGACACACTAGTGAATTTTTATCAAGTGAATTTTCAATTAATGGAGAACCATAACTATTCACTCAGCGACATAGAATCGATGATGCCATGGGAGAGAGAAATTTATGTAAATCTATTGATCGAGCAAATGAAAAGAATAGCCGAAGAAAGAAAGGTTGCGCAGGGTATTTAAATGAGTTTAACAAACCTAGCCCAGAAGCTCGAAGAGCAAAAGAAACTTAATGCCGATACTCTTGAGGGCATTAATCGTGTCGGTGATGGTGTTGAGGGACTCAATAAAAACTTTACGGCCTTTTTAAAAAGTCAAGACAGAAATAAGTTTGATCAACTAGAGGCTCAGAATAAAAAACTTCAGGCGCAGAAGGCAAGTTCTAGAGTAGACAAATCTTCGGGTGAAACCAGCAGACCCTCAATGGGTGCTTTGGCTCAAGGTGCTTTGGGCCTAGCAGCAGGTGCTGCAGCAATAAAAGCTTTTGTAGATAAATTGGATTCAAGACAAAAGACAGAGGTCAAAGAAGCTGTAGAAACTGTATTGAATCCATTAGATCAAAATATTACCTTAAGTATTGCCAAAATTAATCAAAGATTAAATGATATTCAATCTCAGAATTCAGAGATTAAAAAAAATACCAAGGTTCCTTACACAACACCTAAGGTATCAAAGGTCACACCTACACTTAAACCACCATCGCCGGTTACAAAAGTAACACCAACTTTACCAAAACCAATTCCAAAAGTAACAGTTGATTATCAGGGGAAAAAATTAGATCTCCAAAAAAATGTTGGTACAAATACCTTTAGGGATGCTACTGGAAAAAATTACAGTGTAAAGAATGGTAAAGTTACTAGACTTACAGGTGGTGCCGATGCAATGGTTGTTAGAAAAGAAGCACAGGCGTTAGCCTCTCCCGACACATCTAAATCCGCGGTTAAAATAGATACAACTACCGCTAAGCCACTAGTAGCAGATCCTACCAAGTCTATTGATCCAAACCGTAGATTCACCGCTATGAATGATGAAAGAGGTAGAGGAAATAGATATAAAAATTATGGTATGATGATAAGGAACAGAGTAGGGGCAACAGCTTTTGTGGCTGCTCTTAATCCAGTTGAAGCTGCAGCAGAAACAGCCGCAAATGTATTAGCTAAAGCCCAAACGATCACAAAGGGAAAATACAACCCTCTCAACAATATGATTGGTAGAACTCTTGTGAGTGGGGTATCAATACCTGGCAAGACAATATCAGCTGCATTTAAAATTGCAGGGTCAGTGCCTGGTGCCGCACTACAAATGATGATAGCTCCAAGCTCTTTAGCTGATGGTTCTATTGATGCACCTATGATTCAAGCTGCTTTTGATATGGAAAAAGTTGCTGCTGATAGAGGTAAAGGTGCTATAGCAGTATTATTAGCAATTCAAAAAGGTATGAAGGATTGGATAAAAACCACTGGTGGCCAAGGTATGCCTCAAGGCGAATGGGGTGTCTATTGTGAATTACTAATGAAAATGTCCACAGAAGAATTAAAGACATGGGCTCAAGAAAAACATTTCTTTAGATTCCCAGAAAAGGCTCCTGGATTTGATCCTGATGATTATACTACATGGGATAGCTATAAACAAATAATGGATTATAATGTTGTGGCAAATGAAGATCCAAATGATGGATTCTTACCTATTGAAAATCTAAGTGCCAGAAGACTAGAAAAAATGGCAGGCCGCGGCCTCTTCGGTATTCGCAGTAGATTCTTTAGAGGTAGTGGTAGTGGAAAAACCAGAATAGGTACTCAAGCCTATGCAGAACGCGGAGCCGTAAATGATATTGTTTCAAGACTCATAGAAGGTGGAACAATTACTCAATCCGGTGATACCTATATCTTTAATGGTGGAGATACCAATACTGTAAATGGTTCTGCATCAGGTGGAGGCAGTGATATACCCCCACTTCCACCTCAAAACGTTACGACCGTAACAAACGATCTTACAGTTAATAATTAAATCAAAAGGGCGCCCTTCCTAGGTGACGCCCTTTCTATCTGTTCGTTTCGCAGTACAGCACCCGGCTAGCTTTCCAATCGGTACCAGCGACTCACCGACCATTCCTGAGCTGCAGACTGCAGG